GACCATTCCTTCAATGAGTGTCGGTGACATCGTTCTTGTCAATGATGAGTTCTTCATGTGTAAGGGTGTGGGTTGGGAGTTGCTTGAGGAGTTGACTGCTGAAAGGGCTGAGAGCATGAAGAAAACAGAGGCTCTCAGAAACAGCATCTTGGAAGATTATGAATTAACCTCAATCGGAGGTATATATATAACGAAGGGGGTGAGTGATGATATTAGCTGAATTACCTGCTTATGCAGACAAAAACGAGTACGAAGACTTCCTATCTGATATTGATTACTATTTTAGTAATTACTTAGGTGGAAAGGTTTTTGTTGCAGGAAAAAACCTAACTTGGGAAAACTTATCAGGAGAGACAAGTTTTGTCTTAAATGATCCTCAAGACATCTGGAAAAAACTTGTTCCCAATGCTGACTTTAGTTTTATTATCGAAGAAACGAATGGTAAAGAGGAGTCCTTTAAAGCAACTTGCGGATCGCATGATGGTCGATCTACTTTTGAAATTTTAATTACAGAGGGGGTGAGTGATGGCTAGATATGGAGATAGATACGAAAACTGGGGTGATGCTGTTGAGAGTTGGTATGAAGAAATTAATGGAATGGAAGGATCATCAACATTTGATATATGTGACAAGTGTATCGGAGATCGTGGGAATGAATTGCTTACGAAAGGCATTGGTGGGGTTAAGCCTTATGGAAGAAACGAGCCTGTTGGCGATTATTTAGAGGGTGGCGTTGAACGACCACCATACACAGAAATGGGTCATTGTGGGTATGTCTTTCCTGCTATGAGCGACTGGTATAAGTGTGCAGCTTGTAATGTGATATTGGTTGACAAGGAAGACTCAGATGGTGGAGCTCTAACAGCAAGAGATAATGGAACAACTTATGTGAGTAAGGTAAGAATCAAACTATATAAAGGGGGATAAGTGATGAATGAAATGAATGTTTATTTAATTATTAATACGGAAACTGGTGATTGGGTTGGGCGAGCCTCTTCTGATCCTAATGAGGTGTGGAACCACATGAAGGAAATAGAATCAACTACTTGGTATGGCGGTCTGGCTGTGATTGAAACCACTATTCCTTTTGATTTGATTGGTGAGCTCTTGGATGAAGCGGTGCATGCGGAAAGAGATACAAAAGATGTTATTGATCTTATTATGCCGATTAATTGGGAAGAGGCTGTCTGGGAGCCAGAAGGCTGGGCTGGAGATCCAGAACCACCAGAAGTGCCAGAGCACATTAAAAAACTAGATCCACTATATAACGAAGGGGGTGAGTGATGAAACTAATAACTAAAAAAATAGCCTTAAAACTATCAAAAAATACTGGCGATGCAAATGTTGATATGCCGTACTTAAAGTTGTTTAGCCCAGTGGGTGCAGCGACTTGGCTTATCAGTGAATACGATGAAGAGACTGGAAATCTCTTTGGGTTGTGTGATCTTGGCATGGGTTTCCCAGAGCTTGGGTCTGTCAGTCTACATGAGCTTGAATCAATAACTTTGCCGATGGGATTAACCATTGAACGAGACATATTCTTTGAGCCATCAAAAACTTTGGCTGGTTATGCAATTGCTGCCAAAGAAGCTGGTTACATTAATACCAGTGGGGGTGAGTGATGGAATATATTAGAAATAACATTGTTCCAGAGATTTTGGATTTTGTTTGTTATATAGATAATTTCTACAATGAAAAATCTGGCATTTACCCTATCAAAGGTTTGACCAACGATATAATTATAGATGCCATCAAGAAATACATAGCATCTTTGAGTGCTTCGGTAACTTGGGGCGGTGGTGATTCTTTGGATAGAGAAAGAGTCAGCAACATCATTTTGGCAGACTACGATGTAGCGTGGACCGCAAAGTCTTCCCTACCCACAATAACAATCAATATGTCTGATCTCATTGACCGAGATACACACTAACAATCTGATCTGTCACATGGTATATTTATCGTGTGACAGATTATCGTTTAAAAAACTATTTGCTATCCATGCAATCGCATTGGGGTATTACCCATAGCACTTACAAAGCGGTCCAAGAGACTGTGCCCTTAATCACTAAGTTTACAGCCACGAAGGGCTTGCACAAAATGGAAAAAACTCCAGTGCATAAACACATCAAAAAAATACACCCAGACATTTATCGCATTCCATTGTTCAGAAGAAAGTTCTGCAAAATGATGTTGAACGAGATTGGTTATATGAATAAACATTTTTCATTTGAGCCCAATGAGCAAGAAGATGAGCTCAGACAAATACCAGAGATAGTCTTAAAAGAAACCTGTCCAGAGATTTACAGAAACATGTGGTTTGTGGTGCAAACTGTGCTCAATCCGATATTTATAGCCCTTTGGCAAAGACAATGCTCTTCGGTTTCTAGTGTGCAAATTGCCAACTACAATCTGATTGATAAAAAACAAGGCGCTTGGCATCACGATGAAAGTGCAGATTTAACTGTTGTGGTGCCACTCAACACTGGCAAATACAAAGGCGGTGGCACCGAGTTTCATAATTATGGTGTCGTTAATCCGATACCCACAGGACACGCTCTAATCTTTCCCAGCTTTACCAACCTACATCGTGGTTTAGCGGTGGATCGTGGAAATCGTTACTTATTGGTGTTCTGGCTTTATGATAGATCTAGGGTAGATTACCTTTATGAAAATGCTTCACCATAAGTCGCCTAACTCAATGGTTTGTATTCCTTCAACATTGTAAGGATTGAAAGTATCATTCTTTTGAGCAACCAATAAAGTGTGTAGCGCCTGTTCATTCTTGGCTTGTCCGTACTTCAATGCTTCTGCTGATAAGGTGTAAACGCCATGAGGATAAGGGTGTAGCTTTTCTTGAGCCAAGAAGAAAAATCCTTTGGCTGGCAGCCCCAGTGTCCTACAGGCATCAACATAAAGAGATGCTTGCATGTGATACCTAAACAGATTAACAGCGCTTCTAAAGCCCCTTGGTGAAGCATCACGACACGTTTTTAAATCCCAGACATATTCTCCATCGTACCAATCCAGTCTGGATTTGAATGGATGACCATGATACATGTAGCATAGGGTGAGCTCTACTTTGTCATTCTCATCAGGAATAAAGTCTTTGAGTGTTTCCCTTCTCTCCATGCAATCTTCATACATCTTGCTGGTAATTGGTGTTAAGTTGCCGACTTCTTCTAAAAACGCTGCGTATTCTTCTTTGCCAGCTTTGGTTCTCTTATTAATTTGTGGTTCAATAATAAATTCTTGATCGAAGTTCTCATGCTCTAAAAAACAAGTGTGTTGCACTCGACCTTCAAGTAGAGCTGGTGACTGCTTAAATCCTTTTTTGTGTTTCCATGAATAAGCACACCTATCAACATCTTTTAGGTCCGAGGCTCTCAGTGCCTCTATCTCGTTATATTCTTCAAAGGGTAATCCCTCATAAACGCCTTCTTTAAATTCCATTTTCTTCTCCTGTTGACATTAGAATGGCTCATCACAATAAATGCCAGTCTCTTCCTCACCAACCACTTCCAACAGACGATTCAAATACCACTGAGTTTTTTTGAGGTCGTTGTATCGGTCTGGCTTGCCTGTTACTTTGTTAATTTTATACTTGTGGCGATGTAAATATTTGTAAACTGTGCCGAGCAAATAAGCATGATAGTCGTCACCAAGCTGTTGCTTAATGTATTCTATTGATTCCATTGGCGCTTGCCGATAGTGTGGTGGTGAATTAATTAAGTCTTCTTTGTTTGAAACTGACTGCATCACATCTTTGAGTGTTTTCTTTCTATCTTCTTTACTCATATTATCTAACTCTTCCAGACCATTTTTCATTGGTTTTCTCATGGCAAGAGCAGTGGGAAAAGGTGATGATGATTAAAGCCCACTGCTCCGTAATTAAAATGGAATATCATCATCAAAGTCTGGATCAACAACATCTTCTTCAACTGGTGTTGTGCCATCATTAGCAGCTAAATATTCATAACTGTCTTCGATCAGGTTTCTTTGCCATTCTGGTAATTCGGCAAAAATATCGCACATCGCTTTTGTTTCATCACTGCTATTGCCGTTAAACTCATTGCAATATATATCCAAGTCAAAAACAAACGCTGCATTAATTGTTTCAGTCCTTTTGAAGTTATCTGGTTTGAATATATTTTTTATACGAGGTTTGCCATCGTCATTATGTTCAATATGAATGTTGGCTGGTACCCCAAGCATTTTACTGACATCAAATCCTTTTAATTCTTCTTCACTGAAAGGTTTGCCACGCCAAGTTACTAAGTCTTTATAGAATGTTGCGTTCTCATTAAGAGATGCGGTGTAAGAGCGACCAGTTGCAAATGGTCTACCATCTTCCATTAGTTCTTCCTGTGTTTCCCATGTCACATGAATTAATGTTCTTTTTTTAGGCGGGTTTTCTTTGTATTGCTCTTCCCTTGTCCCGAGGTCAACTATGCGATAACATACCCCAAGATGTTGACCAGCACTCAGTTGTTCAAAGTCATTACCTTCTGCTTTTAAATTTAATCCCATTATTGTTCTCCATTAGGTTGATAAATGTCTAAATTAGTGTAGTATTTTACATACTTTAATAAAGAACGCAACCCCAAAGAGCAAATAAATGGCATTAAAA